CAAGTCACCCCGTGCTTGCAATGAAGCGCTCCAGTTGCTCTGGAGTCATATCCTCAAAGCGACGAGTCAGCTCAATAGCGCTCGACTGCTCAAGGGAGGCCAGCTCGTCGATCGGGGCCACCGCCCCGCCTGGCAGGTCCGAGAGGGTAGTTGGCCCACGATGCGCCGATGCTGACTTGCGTTTCGTTATTTGAGTGATGTCAACATCCTGGTTGGGGGCCTCTTGTGGCATGGCAATAGCGCCGTTCTCGGCCTCGTAGACCTTGATCACGGCATCGAAACGATCGGCCATTGGCTTGTTGGCCCACTTAGGGGACGCTCCCATACGATTGTCGATCTCGACCACATCAGCCCACGCCTCTGGATTGGTGGCTTGCAGATGCGCTAGTTTCGGCTTGGTGTCGATGATCGCTTGCACCTCAATGCCCACCTGCTGCGCACGCTCGGAAGCACGCGCGGCCTGCTCGCCTGAAAGGCGATCGATGGTGTCCTGCTGGGCGCGCAACAGCTTGCCCAGCGCCGGAAATTCGGCTTCGATGGCCGCCAGATCCTCGGCGGACAGTTCGGCGGCGGATTGCTCGCCACCTTCCTCGCCCGTCGTGCCTGGTGAGGCAACGTCACCGCCGCCTTTCAGGCGCTCGATCTCTGCCGTTTGCGCCGCGACCAGCTGCTCTAGGCGGGCTTTCTCCTCGCGCGTACCCTGGAGCACCGAGAAGGGCAGCATGTTCTTGCCGTCCTTCGCCAGCACGCCAGCGACATCGCCGGTGCCTTCGCCTTCGCCATCGCCTTCCGGTGCAGCGCCGGGCGCCTCGCTGCTATGGGTGTCGCCCGTATTGTCGTCGGTCGGCTGAAGCTCGGATGCCGCACCCAGGGCCTCGATTTCGTCGAGGCTTAGGTCCGCCATCTCATCCAGGTTGGACTGGTAATAGGCCAAGTCCTTCTTTTCATCACTCATCGGGTAGATCTCCATGCCCTTGTGGGCGCCCATGTCGCCGGGCAGCGTCAGGAGTGGTTGTTGATGCGGCTTGCGCCGCGGTTCTCGTTTGACAGCGTATAGTATTTATGTTGACGCTACAACGCCGAACTCACGAACGTGTCAAGCACTTTGTTTTCTCCGGCCTGCTCCACAGCCATGCGCTTGGTATCAGCATCTTTTTCCTTGACGGCAATCTCTCGCTCCTTAAGCGCAACGCCAGCCTGATCTAGCGCCTGTTGCACTGCCTCGGCCACGATCTGTTGCAATTGCTGGGGATTCTGCGGCAGGCCGTTGGGGTCTTGCTTGGCACCTGGATCTTGCAGGTTCAATGAGGTGCGCAGACGCTCGATAATTGCGTCTCTCTCGGGTAGATCGGTCGCGTCCATGACGAAATCGAGTACCAGCCCCTGAATCTCCGGCGGCAGGCTCTTGACGATCTCGGTCAGCATCATCAGACGCTGCATACGGTAGCTCGGTGTGCTCGGCACATCCGACAGCACCACCTTGAGCTTGGCCATCTGCACGGCGTTGGTCATCGTCTTCGCGCCGTTGTCGTCGACGGCCACGCCGTTGAGCAGGATGGTCTTGGATGCCTTGGATCCGCCGCCATCGAGTACCACTTCATGCGGCTGGTCGCCTATATCCTCGATCACCAAGGACAGCAGCAGATCACCTACCAATGCACGCGAATAACGGTAGTTGTCGTTGATCTCTGCGAGAGTCTGCGTGCCCTGCTCGACGAGCGACTGGATGGCAATGCCCGATTTGGCTTGCCCTTCCTTGCCCATCATCGCGTTGTAGATGCCGGCAACGTTCTTGATCGCCTCTCGCTTGTCTACCAGGGACTGGTATTGCTGAGCGTTCAGTGCGAAATCAGACTCGACACGGAATATCCCGTTTGGTGGAGCATCGGCTTCGAGCTCTATCCATGAATCGGCGCGTGAAATCTCTCGTCTGGCGCGCTCCTTGTCCTTGATCATACCCTTTGTCGCGGTCACACGCTTTGCCGAAAGCAGCCATATCATCTTGCTGTTGCGGGCGTTGATCTCGTCCTGCATCGGGAGCATCGGCCTGCCCAGACCGTAGGGTACTCCGGTCAGATCCTCGCGCTTGCCGAAGAAGGGTACGTAGGGGAACATGTTGTGGGTGTACGGGCTTGGAATATCAATCAGCCGGTGCGGACCCATGTACCAGGCCACGCGAATCTTCGAGAAAATCGCATCCTGCATCTGCACCATGCCACGGGCCACCGCCTCAATATGTCGCGGGTTTTTCGTGTCCATCTCGACCACGCTACCACCTGGCACCTTGAGCACCTTGCCACGGACCCAGCGCCGGTACCAGACTTCATACACTGTGACACGGCGAGTCGTCGAATCGCGCCAGTCGGAATCGTGGATACCCCATCCACGCTCAATGTCTTGCGCCATCGCCAGTCCGGTAGCCTCATCGCCCATCAGGACCGGATCGAAGTCCATCCAGTCAGACGAGGCGTGGCGTATCAAATCTTCCTGCTCTGGAAAACCCAGAGCGAGCACCTCGGACTCATGCTTGCGGCGCCGGATCATATATCGAGCATCGGACAAATCAGGCTCACGTGCGCGCCAGTCCCAGAACATCTCATTTCGATGGACTGCGGTTGCGCGGTAGGGGAATTTGAACGGGTCTATCTCTCTCGATACCTCAACCCACCCAATACCCGTCTTCACCTGCGAGGCATAGGCATCCGCATTGGCTCGATCGGCTTTGGCCTCACGTTCAGCCTCTCCAAGCTTCACATTCAGCCCCTCAGCAACCTCTGCATCACGCTTGTCCTTGGCCGGTTTCACCTGCCAGTCCAGCCGTGTTCGTGCCTCCATCCCAAGCACAGCATCTATTGTTGGCGCCATCAGATTTTCGATGATTGGCGCCATGCCTAGATCGGCCATTGCGGAGAGCGTATCCGCATCCAGCTGGTTGCCGTCGTAGTAATCCGATACCTTGTTGGCCTCGCGCCGCCAGCTTGGCTGTGTGCGCACCTCGTCGAGAAATCCGGCGAACTCACTGAGTGAGAGCGTCTGGTCACGCACCGGCTCCACTGTGGCTAGCTGTCCGTTGCCGCTTTGCTCGACCTCGTTGTCCACGATCGAGCTCAAGCGAACGTCATCGCCGCAACAGTGGCCAGATCGGTGTACACGTTGTCAAAATTTGCGTTTCCGTCTGCCCATTGCAATTGGGAGGTGGTCAAATTCATTCGGCTGACACGCCACTCCGGATTGGTCAGCGCTGATCCTGGTACTGCCTCTCCAAAATACTTGTAGGTCGCGTCCTGATAGATCGGGCCTTGTGCCATGGGGGCAGCTTTGGTGACTGTCCACGTCCACGATAATGAGTTGTTTGCCACGGTTGTTTCCTTCTGCCAGTTGTTCAGATTCATAAAGGCCGCGAACTACACATCGCCGCTCAGTGCTGGATGGCATGGCGATGCGCTATGGGAGCGTACCACGGGCCGTGAGAGGCTGCAATATCCACGCTAGATCACGCGCCAACTCCGGGGTTTTGATTCAGCTTCCGATTCTTCTTTCGGCTCGACGATTGCCCAGCGCAGCGACATGAGGCCATAGCGGCAGTTATGCACTACAACCCCGTTCTCAACGGCGAGAGCGTGATAGCGCGGGACCTCCATGCAATACACGTCACTTCGTCCGTCGGCTCGCACTTGCAAGACGCGCGATATGCTCTTTGCCGGCGGGAGTGGCGATCCAGAGCTTGCGACCGCAGCTGCGCGAGCATGTTTGGCTTGGCTTGAACCTGCTGGTGAGATACTGGTTGCCGCAAACCGGGCAAGTGGCCGACACTCTGTCGGCGCCATCACGACGCCGTTGCTTGGCTCGGCATGCGTTTGAGCAGAACCGGTTTTTGCCATGTGGTTGTGTTGCGAATTTGCTACCGCAGCATTCGCAAATGAATTCCTTCTTCTGTCTGAGGAAGTGTGCGTTCCTCTTCCCCATCTCATGATGGAATGCTTTACCAGCATCAGTCTTGCGCCATTCAACGAGAGCGACGAGAGCTGCGTCGGGGCGGCGCCCATGCCCCTGGTGATGCCCAGACAGGTGCTCCACTCCACGCACAAGCTCAAGGTTCTCAAGCGCGTTGTTTCCTCGATCATGGTCTTTATGGTGGATGTGATAGCCCTTTGGAATTGGGCCGTTAGCATCCTCCCAAATTGCACGATGCAGGAATTTTCGTGCGCTACGGAAGTAGTTCCCGAAGCGCGTGAAACGCTTCCCGTTATAGGTGATTTCGTCCATTTTCCGTTTCCGCTATGCGATACGGCATTATGACACAATAAACCAGTAGCATCAACCGCCTGCACCCATTCACCAGAGGCGGAAAGTAGCTTATGGTCTGGGGTGCAAAGCAGTTCGTAACCATCATCGAATGTGACGCGCACCAAGGCGGCGTCAATTCTTGTCTTTCGGCATGAGTGGTATTGCGCCCACTCTCCGCCTGCACTCAGCACCTCTCCGGATGTGCCGGCCAGCTCCGCTATGCGCGTGGCCCCGGTACGAGTGATGACACGGGTTTCTGGGTGAAGGCACGCGCTGATCAGGTCATCCCTCACCTTGACGATCTTTCCGTCCTTGCGGTGATACAGGCGCATTTCCTCGAAAAACGGCGAGACAGTGCTGAAAACCTTGAATCGCCCTTCCTTCATCCGCGTGAGCATCATCGACAGACCGGCCTCGACTGATGTTTTCGCCGCCACCGTCTCGTGGTCCATGCCGGACTCGATGAACTGCGCCCAATGCTGGAGGAACTTCACGCCCTTTTCCCGGAACTGCTGGGATAGCTGGATGCCGGAGCCCTTCTCATGTTGTAGGCCATCATGCGGCCAGGCCACCGGTATCCACGCGCCGCGGCTCTTGATCGCGTCCGCGTGCTGGCCGACGTTTAGCTCGCTCTCGCGATGATGGTCGTATAGATAAACAGTGTCGGTATCGCGATCCCATGCGAGCCAGGCTCCGGCCGACGGATGATCCCAGCCGAAGTCCCAACCCACAAGGCGCGGCCAGTGCGCGGGGATTGGAAATGGGTCGACCGTGATGGTGCTCTCGTCAATCGGGAAGATCAGGCCTGATCCAGGGATCGGGATGCCCTTCGAGCGCGCCATGCGCAAGTGTACAGGCGTCGCTTCGAGCAGTTCGCGCTTGGTCTTCTCGTCCATGTGAGGCGTGTCGTCCCAACCAGCCATGACAAGATACTTGGTTGGTGAGACGGCCGGCATCAGTTCGCCTCCGCCGACAGCGTGCGCATAACCTCATCTGGCAGAAATTGCATCACCGTCTCCGTCATGCCGTCAAGGGGCGTGAATGTCATCATTACCAGCCCGTTGGTCGTGGCCGTGCGGATCAGGCACTCGCCATAAATCTCCATCGGCGCCTCTTCGTCTAGCCAGATGCCATGCTGTTCCGTGCCCTCGAACGAACCGCGTCCCTGCTGGTAGCTTTTAAGGCCGACCGCCGACCAGCCGCCAGAGATATGCTTGACCTTCGCCGTGTCGATCAGGTCGGCCACGCCCTGCTTCCAGGTGATATCTCCGATCAGGTCGCCGGGTATCAATCCAGTCCCGGTCACGGTCTTTCTTCCGCCGCTCCATGCGACTTCGCCGAACAGCTTGGCCTGAACGATGTCGCGCGTCGTCTCGTTGGTCTTGCCGGCCGCCCACCACCGCACCGGCTCGACGAAGCGCCGACCCGGCCACCACGGCGCGATATCGTCGTAGAGTCCTGTCAGATGCAGCGCCGCCTCATACCCGCCACTGATCGTTTTTCCTACCCGGTTCGCGGCCATGAAACAGCGTTCGCGGTACTCTTTCCCGGCGGCGAAGAACTCCATGTGCTTGGGGTACAGTTCGCGCCGCAGCGGGCCTGTCTCCGGGAAGTAACTGTAAATCTTCCGGCGCCGCTGCGCCAGGTCGATGCGCTTGGCCATGCGCAGCATCTCGCGCAGCTGATGCGTCGGGATATGGGCAATGTGCGCATGGCCCGCTTCTGTTGAATCACGCTGCATAATCTATCTACCATCATCTCGGAATGGGCTCATCCAGTCTGCCCGAGGCGATGGAGCGCTACCACCAAGCCATTGCCAGACTGTTCGCCTGACTCTCTGACTTGACGAAATCATCAGGACCCCACCGATTTTGCGTCAGTCCCTTTCATCTTGTCGAAACTGCGCATCCCGGCGATGCCGAGCAGTCCGCTGACCATTGCAAACAGCACATGGAGCACAACCACCACCGTTGCTGGCCTGCATATTGTCATCTTCATCGCACCAAGCAAGCTATGGGGCGTAGCTGCTTTTTCAGGTGCGTGATTGCAAGACTAAGTCGGCTTTTAATTCCAAGAATATTCCTGCTCAGCAATTTTTTTT